CCTCCTCACCCCATTCTGTAGGTTTCTGCTCCATGACATTGATGTGTTTTTTTAGCCAATTATCTATCTGATATTGTGTGATGCCGAAATGAGCAACGCCCTCCCTAATTGCATCGTCAGAGATAGTTGGTTTCTGCTCTTTCTGCTTTTTGAGCCAATCAAACATGGGTTGTGCCTTTTCATCATCGTAACAACACTTAATAGCATATGCAATGTCTCTTTTTATAATATCTTCCTTATACGTTTTAAGTTCAGGAATAAGAAACTCCAATGCTAATCTTTCTTTATCTGTTTGATAAATGTTACAAATTGTTTGTATCGCTTCTTCTCTTGTCATAATTATCTTGATTTAAAAATTAAAATCCCCATTCAACAGACCAATATTCATATGGGTCCCAAATTTTATCAATGTCAAAACCATCTTCCTTTAGCCTTGATATTGTTTTAGGTGTTGCAACCCAATCAAAATTATCAGCATTATTTTTACCAGGAAGAAAAACATATTTATCTCCCGCAACCATTGCTTCCTTTATCCGTTTCTGTGCCTCTTCATAATTTCGCTCATTATCACCATTTGTGTAATAAGCATTCATCATTTCTTCTTTTGTCATAATCAATATCCCTCCCCAAAACAAACCTCAGTTATCTTCTCTTCCCCAACAGTAAGCACAAGATAATACTTACCATCACGATAATCCCAAGACAATTTCAAATTTTCTTTGAGATATTTTTTAATTTTATCTTCCATTTTGTTTAAAAGTTTTTTTGCTTGTTTAACCTTACAATTTTCGTGCCAAAAATCACTTAAGTACAAAAATCTTTTTACAAAAATACAATAAAAAACAAAAATAAACAAAAAAAATCCTCAGGAGTTACCCCAAGGATTTTTTTATTTTAAGTTTTAGGGATTTCTATTAGAATGTACCGCAGTCAACAACAAGGTTGGTGAAATCATAAGTAACACCACTATTATCGTCAGCAGCAGCAGTTTTAGTAACATGCCAGTCATTTACACCCTCTCTTGTGTTATCAACCAACTCATGTACTAAATTTTGTTTGGCATCCCAAGAGTCAACCAACGCACTATTTGAAGAAGTTGCAGTAACAACACTGCCTGTTACAGCACTAATACCAATAGTGGTACCGGTATCAGCGGAAATAACTTCTGTGTTAATATACTTATCATCAGTTGCACTTAATGTTAATGCGCTCTTAGCCTCATCAATTGCTTTCTTGATATCACTTATAGACTTAGCTACGGTATTACCGGTGCTAAATGTAACATCATAAGTAGTTGCAGTAGTACCATCATCATAAGAACCTATAATACTATCAAGTGTCTGAATATCTTCTTTAACAGATTTATTATCACCAGTTCCAAGATAATTACCTGTTGCATCATAAGACCTACTACCCTCATTACCGGTAATACCGACTAAATTCGCAATTTCAGTCTCAGCAGCCTTTGCTCTTTCGATTTCAGCAGTTAAAGCACTTGCACTTGCAATGTCAGTACCTGTAAGAGTAACTGAAGTAAGTTTACCATCAGTCTCAACGATTTCGATAGCAACGTGGTCATCAGCTGTTTTACCGGTAACGGTTGCATCAAGGTTAAGAACAGTACCACTTAAGTTAGCAAGTTCCTTAGCACTTGCAACATCATATAAGCCAAACTCATAGACAGTGTGACCATCAGCAGCAGTACTTGCACTGATACCCATATGTGTCTTGGTTGCATCACCACCAACAGTTGTGTTGATTTCAGTCTTACCAGAAGCCTTAGCAGCATCAATAGCAGCCTGAACACCACTTAATTTGAAACCACCACCATCAACAGTTAAGAACTTTTCAGAAGTTGGGTCAACAACACCACGAGCAACATGGTTTTCAACTGTTACACCACTTCCAAATTCAGTTTCAAGGATAAGTTCAGACATGTCAATGTCAGTTGTCTGTGTAGCACCTGAAGCATCAATGTACTTATATTCAAGTGTTTGTGAACTTTGTACAAAATCAATACTTACAATATGACTGTCCTTAGGAACATCAATGTATTCACCAAGTTTAGTACCATCAGTTGCAGTAAGTTGGTATCTTTCCTTAACATATTCAGGAACACCTGTGGTTATCTTATCAAGTTTAATGTCAGTATATAAACCAGCATTACCATCTTTTGCAAGGACTTTTTCACCTGACTTGATATTAACAGCAATATCAGTACCTGTATCAGCAGTTGTTACAGTGATTGAACCATCAGCACTTGCAACACTTGTTGCGGTCTTTGCTGATAAAATTTCTTTCTCAATCTTATCAATAGCCTGACCAACAGTATCATTTGCTGTAACTGTACCTGTTGTACCTGTATAACCGTTAAGTTTGATAGTGGTTAAGAGTTCTTTGTTCTCAGAAACTTTACCATCAGCTTCAGTAACATAAGTAACAACCTTACCATCCTCAGTTGTACCGGTCTTATCCATAGCATCAATCTGAGCCTGTAAGTTACCAAGAGCAGCATTAAGAGTTTGCTCAGCAGCAATCTTAGTATCAGTACCACCTGTATAACCTGCAAGCGTAAATTCACCAACATGTTTTGTGGTTGCAGTACCAATTAAACCCTCATGTTGTTTAAGGTCAACAAGAACTTTGTCAGTACTATCAGTTACGCCTGTAACTTCAAGTTCATCAACAATACTATCATCAATTGTTTTGATTGCTTCATCAAGGTCTTTGATAGCATCAATCACATTTGTTGATGCAGAAACGTAACTTGTGCCACTAACCCAATTAACAGGAAGTTTACCTTTGTCATCTCCTTCTGTTTGTAAACCAACAGCTTCAATTACATTGTCAACCGAAATACTTGCACCTGAAGTAATCATATTGTTCACTTCTTCAACGCTTGGGAATCTAACCGCAGTATTACCATCTTGTGCAAGTGTCCATAAACCTGTATTACGTCTTTTTTCCTCCTCATTAGCCCCACTTCCAAGTTGTACTGCGATTTCACCCATCGCAACGGTTCCTGATAATATAGAACTTATTTCAGCATCGCTTTTTGTTGTCCTTATATTTTGCAAGACTTTTCTTTTTAATTCACTAGCATTTTTTGCCATAATTTTTAGTTGTTTTTATCTTTTTATTATTAATTTTTTTCCTATCATAAATAGTGTTTTCGTTTCAAAAACAAACATTTTTTTTATATTTTTTAGTAATTACCTCCTTGGAAAACGTTCACATCATTTTCAAGTGATGACAATCTGCTCTCAATGGCGTTAAGCCTGTCATTAAGGTCATTGAACGCCTTGGCAACCACATAAAGGTCATCCTCATATTCTGTTCTCTCTATCAAATTTGCCAATATGTTGTTGACAACAGTGGCATCAACAACACTACCTGTTGTGGACACACCTGATAATGCGGCCTCACTTGTGATTATGTCACTTGGTGTGAGAACAGTACCCAAATCAACGGCATTATTAGTTTTTGTCTGTGCCGTGCCGTTCATTGTGATGGCGGTTATGGCATTACCGACAGCGGTCTCCATCGCCATAGTGGACGCACTCAAATTACTAAGGTCATCAGTCAAGTCAACGATATCTGCCGTATTGTTATTCACACTTGACTGTAATGCGGTAATAGCATCTGTTGATGTGCTGCTGTTACCACTTAACTCATTAACCCTTGTGTTAATCTCATTGAATGCGGCTGCAATAACTTTCTCATCCTTCACATATGCGCTGACAGGAACAAAATCACCTAACAATCCGTCAATATCATCTTTGTCATAGTAATCTGTCTCCACAACACCACTCAATGCAGCCAAGTCATTCTTCACCACCACAGTGCTTGCGCTTAAATCAACAACACTACCACTAAGGGTCTCTATCTTGGTGTTGAGTTGTCCACTTATGGCATCAACCTCAGTCTTACTGTATGTCTGACCAGTTGTGTAATAGTTGCTTGGGTCAAATATACTCGTTAAAGGAATTGAAATACTCTCTTTCTGTGAGTCAGTGTTGAATGTGATAACAAGATTACCACCACTAATCTCAACATTACTGACCATTCCATCTTTAATGAAATTAGTGGCATCAATTGTTGCTGAGGTGATTATTGTCGCACCGTGTTTAAAATAAATCTTCTTATCAGTACTGTTATATTCAGCACCGTCAAAGTAAGGTTCAACACTTGGCACTGTGATGTCAACAGCCTTGTCGGTAACCGTAAGGGCTGTGCCGTTAACCTTAACCGTCTCAATGACATTGGTGTCAGCGGAAATAGCGGCCACTTTGTTTGTCACAGTCGCAGGTGTTCCGTTCACGGTTATACCTGTCAACATGCTTTCATATGCGCTTGCACCTGATGATGCGTTGTTCCTTATTGTCTCAAGGTCAGAGATATTGTTTTGTTTACCATTCCAAGCCTCTTTCTCCGCTGTTGTGACATGCACGGTTGCGTCAGATGTGTGCGCTGTAATCTCAGTCTCAAGTGTACCGCTTATGGCGTTCACCTCTGACTTGGTATAATACTCACTCAAATCAACTGTCTTACCACTAAGAATGTCAATCTTGTCATATATGTCATCAGTGGCCGCACTTAACGTGTTTGTCCTGTCGTTAAGGTAATTGAATGCCGCTGAGATTGCCATCTCATCCTCAGTATATGAGGATATTGACAAGAAAGTGGCATCAGACTCTGACTTGGTATAGTAATCAGATAAATCAATGTTTCGAATTTCCTCATATAATTCATCATCTTTGTTATCAACTTCTGACTTGGTATAGTAATTACTCAAATCAACCTCAACCGTTTGTCCACTAAGTTCAATAATCCTGTCATTAAGGTCGTTTAACGATTCGGAGATAATTTCCTCCTTACTACTCATCTCTTCCTTGGACAAGTAGTCGTTAGCCATGGTATCAATTTCTGACTTAGTATAATAGTCATTACTTGTTTTAGCACTAATTTCCTTAATCCTGTTGTTCAAATCATTAAGTGATTCCGCCACAACAAGCTCTTTCTCACTGATTTTCTCCTTGGTGTAGTAGTTTTCAATAACACTACCGCTTAACTCAGTCAAACCACTCTCAATAGCAACTGTGCTTGCACTTAGCTCAATAACACTACCGCTCAATGTGTTAAGGTTAGACTCAATAGTGACTGTGCTTGCACTTAACTCAACAACACTACCACTTAACGCTTCAAGATTAGACTCAATTGCCACAGTGCTTGCGCTTAAATCCTCAACACTACCACTTAATGTGTTAAGATTGGTCTCTATTGTCTGAGTGGCACTACTCAAAGACTCAACACTACCACTTAATGTGTTAAGATTGGTCTCTATTGTCTGAGTGACACCACTTAACTCAACGACACTACCGCTTAATGTGTTAAGGTTAGACTCAATAGTAACTGTGCTTGCGCTTAACTCAACAACACTACCACTAAGAGTCTCTATCTTGGTGTTGAGTTGTCCGCTTATGGCATCAACCTCTGTCTTGGTATAATAGTTACTAGGGTCAAAAATATCGCTTAAAGGAATATAAATATCCTCTTTTGCTCCTGCGTCCTCATTAAAAGTGATAATCAAACAAGTCTCACCTGAATGTGTTCCACCTGAGGCGGTGTCAACTGTCACACTGTCAACCATTCCATCCTTAATGAAATTAGTCGCGTCAACATATGCTATTGTATTATCACCATGTTTAAAGTTAATTCTCTTACTTGTACTGTCATAGACAGCACCATCGAAATAGTTGTTGTTGTCAGTAATATAACCAGCGTCATTAGTAAAGACACTGACATTTGTCGGTTTATTAAGAATTTGAGCGTCACCTGATGTGGCGTTCCAATCAGCGTTCACATTAACCTCAGCACCTTCAGCAATACCTGCCAATTTTTCTTTTTCTGCCACAGTATAGTTGGCATCAGTATGTACATAACTTGCGTCAGAAACAAAGTCTGAGTCATTTGTCAAATCACTTGTCTTGGTTGGAACGGTCACATCAACAGCCTTATCGGTAACCGTAAGGGTTGTGCCATTAACCTTAACTGTCTCAATGACATTGGTCTGTGCGCTTGCCTCAATGGTACCCAATTTGGTTTTCTCATCTGTCGTGTAGTTATTGTCGGTATGGACATAATTCGCGTCAGTGACAACATTGTCAATTGTTTTTCTTGTGGCCGTAAGCGGAAGATTCTCACCATCTGTCGCTGTGGCGGCACCTGCCAAAGTCTCAACATAGGTTATGCTATTTGTGTCGTTTTGTGTCGGTGTGCCATTAGTGACATCAATCTTATGTTTCGCATGGTCAGTTGTGACCGTAAGTTCCACAGCACCATCAGTAACTGTTTGGGCTGTCCCATTCAATGTGATACCAGTGACAACTGTTCCGATATTGGCGACCTTATTGGTTTTGGCGACAGGTGAGCCGTTCATGGTCACACCTGTTAACATATCCGTATATGCGCTTGCGCCTGATGAGGCGTTATTCCTTATTGTCTCAAGGTCAGATATAGCGTCTTGTTTTCCGTTCCATGTGCTCTTTTCTGTTGCGGTGACATGAATATCAATGTCACTTGTATGTGCCGCAAGTGTGTCATTGATTGATTTTGTGCTTGCGCTCAAATCAGTGATTTTGCCATTGATGACAAGTTCTTTTCCATCAATTTCGGTTTTGGTGTAATAATTTGTCTCAACAGCACCGCTTAAGGCTTTAAGGTCGTTTTCAATCGCCACAGTACTTGCGCTTAAATCCTCAACACTACCACTCAATGTGTTAAGATTGGACTCAATTGTCTCCGTGGCACTGCTTAAAGATTCTATTTTAGTCTCAATTTCACCACTAAGGGTATTAATCTCAGTTTTGGTGTAATATAAACTTGGGTCGAAAAAGTCTGTTAGTGGAATACTGACATCTTGTTTTCCTGAGTCTGTATTGAAATCAATAACCAAAGATTTTACGCCCCCATTGTCCACAATGGCAACCCCATCAACCATTCCGTCCTTAATGAAATCAGTGGCATCAATAGTGTCAATAACCTCACCTAACTTGTTGTAGAAACAAATTGTCTTGGCACTTTCAACATACTCAGCGTCACCAAACAGATTTTGGTTAATGTTATTCTCAACGGCTATTGTGGCACCGCTTAACTCATCAACCTTTGTCTGCATGGCTGTGGTAACAGCGTCATTAAACCCACTAAGACCTGTTATGTCATTTATTGTCACGGCAGTTGTTCCTGTGACATGGCCGAAACCATCAACACTCACTTTATCAAAACCATCTGAAAGTCCGCTTACTGTTTTATGCTTAACACTTAAAGTTGTGCCGCTATTTTGGTCATCCTTACCTGTCAAAGTCACCGTCACTGCCTCATCACCTTCCACAACACTAATCAAATTGTCAACAACATCACCGATAACGCTATATACACTTGATATTTTGTTATTGATGGCGTTTTCGGTGATAAATGTGGCCAAGGTTCCTGATGTCGGAGCGTTCTCATTTGTCTCAACATATAATTTAGCATCAGTTGTGTTGGTGTGAACAACACCAATCTCACCAAGAGACAATTGACTTACTGGCATTTTATCATCAGCACTGTGTAGGTTTATGACCTGTTTCCTATTTTTTTCTGCCATGTTATATATATTTTTTTCTTAAATGATATTATTCATAAAATCATTTATAAATAGTATGAAAACGCCAATAATTTTTAAGAACAATAAAAAAAAGATGATTTGTTAAAAATCATCTTTTAGCAGAAAAAAACATCTAATAACAATGGCAAATAAGGTAAGTATATATCGTAGTATATATAATTACCACAAATTACAGTAATCAAATATTTAAGTTTTGTAATTGTTTTTCTCATTGCGCTCTTTATTTTAAAATAGTGTCTATTATTTGAAAAGTCAAGTTTTTTTGTTTTTAATGTGTTCCGATGTTGATGACATTTGGATTTTCTTTTTTGGCCATCCTGTCAATTCCATTATGTCGTTCTCAAGTTTCCGTCTTTTATCGGTAATATCATTGTATTGTCCCAGGAAAAAAACCTGTCTTATCTTGTTTTTTTTAACCATATCTTGAAGGAGGTTATAGAACCTGATTGCGTCTGATATTGTCTTACAAAACACGATGTCCATTGTGTCATCATCATATTTGAATATAATCTTGTTCTTATAAATCAGGATTCTCACAATACTATATTGTATGGATATGTTTTTCATGAGAATATTGTCATATATCCACATAAATGTTTTCCTGTCATTTTTATTGTTGTAACCCCAAACCCAAAATGTCTCCTCAACATCAAAACTGAATTTGTCGTATATCACCCATTTTTCACTGTCGGTTTTTTGCTCAACCATTTTTCCGATATCATTTCTTAAATAAACCACATCGTTATCATCATTTTTTCTTTCCAATATAAGGTATTCATACTTGTTGTCCCCAACAGTGTCGCTATGTGTCGTTTTCATCGGATAAATGACCTTTTTACTGTTTTCAAGCAACTCATCCATCTTATTATATGCCGATTCCACATCAATATACTTCCCAACATAACCAACTTGCCTATTATTCCTGCATATGACAATCTTATAGTTCCAAGACACTTTCTTTTTCTCAGGTGGTGTCCAATTTTTGGGTTTCCTCTTATATTTTTTCTTTGGTCCTCTTTTTTTCGGTCTTCCGACAGGTCTTTTCTTTTTGGGCTTCTCAATCGGATGCTCAGCCAAATACTTTTCTTTTTTCTCTTTCTCTATTTGTCTCAGTCTTTCTTTTCTTTCCCTATCTTTTTCCCTACGTTCTTCCTGTTTTTGCTTTTTTCTCAATTTTTCTTTCTCCTTTTTCTTTTTCTCCCTTTCTTTTTTTAGTTCGGTTTGCCTTTTTCTTTTTTTCCTGTACTCCTCAAGCCTCTTGTTCCTCATTTCCATGGTTTTCTTGACCTGCCTTAACTGAAAAATCGTGAGACCCCTTTCCTTTGCCTCCAATTCCTCCTTTTCAAGAAAATCCTTATCTAAAATATATTTTGTTTTTGCCATTTTTTTATATATATTTGTACCACATTAATAATATATTAAATATTAAACCAAATGTCAATAAACAAAAGAGGCATCGTCATAACAATACCCAAAACAATAAAATGGGAAGAGTATCAAAAAGAACTTGACGCGGTTGCCGATTGGTCACACGTGATGAATTTTAAGATTCATAATAAACCGAAAGATTTGAACATCGGTGACAGGGTGTATTTATGTTATAACGGTCAAATTATTGGTTGGCAGACATTTGTCGGATACTATCAAGGTAGTTTCGATTGTACGACAACTGGAAATGAATGGGAAGGTACTTTTATTCAAAGGAGCGGACCTTTTCATTATCTTCAAACACCAATACCATGTAACGGATTCAGGGGATTTAAATACTTTGACTACCAAATCAACGAGTCAATATCTTCCAAACAATTAATGCAGGAAGAACACAGCAGAAACACTGTTGTACAGGAAGAAACCAAAAAGTTCATTAACAGTATTTCCGCACTAATAAACAACAAATACGGTAAACAGGTAATTTCAATACCCTTAACTGTTTTTGGTGTTCAGGTTAAACCGATTATAACATTATATAATTTTAAAAACAATAATGATTGTGTCTCAACCAAAAACAGCCAAAACAAAACAAACGAATACAATGAAACAACACATGTTTTAAATCTATATCTTTTTTTTGTTAATGGCCAGCCAATCTATGACACCTTTGATTCCGTGGCACATGAGTTTTCCCACATATATCAAAAGGCATTATCGGATGATGGTTATGCCACTGATGTATATAAAACATCATTAAAATACAGAAACTCAAAAAACAAATTTGAAACAAGATTGTCCTGTTTGTTTTATTTGTCAGATTCCCATGAACAGGATTCAATCGCACAAGGTTTGGAATCATGTTTGGAAAACTCACCGCTTAGTAGTGATGAAGTGCTTAACGCCACACAAACCAATGATTATCTCATGGTTTTCGAAAAACTAATTAAGGACTTTGAAAAAAATAAAGAAAATTATATTTTAGCATTAACACCGTACAGAAAATACGGATTGGACTACTCAAGATGTCTGAGAAAATTCAAAAACCAATACAAAAGGCTTAAATTAAAAATCGGACATATCCTTGACTTACACGAACAAACTAACAAAATAAACATAAAAAACATTTTATAATTATGGCAAAGTTTTACGAAGCAGATGATGAAATGCAGAATTTAGTACATGAAGTGGCAGCAGAACTAAATCTTGAAAACTTCATGGATTTTGAGGCAATTTGTGTACCTAAGGCAAAAGAAATTGTATCAGTGACAAGAGCAAGCAAGATGGCTGAATTTCTTAGCAACCGTAGCGATTTGATAATCGTGATATTTTTCCAAGAAATTTTTGACCAATTTGATGAAAAAACAAAGTACATGTTTGTTAGAATGGCAATGGACCAAATTTCATATGATAGTGAACATGATAAAATCAATATTGGTTGCCCTATGATTAATGTTCCTGTCGGTTTCTATCAAAAGTACGAAAAAGCGGCGGTTGACACCGCACTCCTTGGTCAAATATCAATAGCCCAATGGGAAGATAAAAAGAAACAGGAAAAAGAGGAGAAAAAAGCCCTTAAAACAAAAAAACAAAAGCAGTAAAATCTTTTATTGATTTTATCATGGTTAAACAACAAAAACATAAAAAGAGAGGTAAGTGATTACCTCTCTTTTCTTTTTAATACATGAACAAAAAACCATTAAATGACAACAGTATCACCAAAAGTGATTTTGGTTCCCCTCCTGTCAAGTTTTCCGATTAGTTCCTTTGACTTTGACCAGAACATATCAACACCATCAAATGTCAGGTCACATATACCACCGACATTTACTTTTGTCATATCCCTACCAAAACCGTTGACAATGAATTTTCCATATATTTTTTCAGTCTCACCTGTCTCAAACCTTTCCAGAACACTATATTGGCCATTAACTTGCCAATCTTTGTCTGGCATATCTTCAGGAACAACCATTTTTATTCCCCATTGTCTGTCACTTTCCCCATGAGTGATTTCCTCAATTGAGAATGTCACCTGTGGCACAGTTTCCGTTTTTCTATAATGAACATTTACAGATGTTTGGTTGAAACCGTTACCGTTCGGCTGTACGAACTCAATGGCGTTCAAATCAAAGCCATCACCTGACTTATATTCTACCAAATAAGTGAATATACCGTCAGTGGTCTCTTTTTGTAAGGTAACGGAAACTGTATTATCATCAAAAAGTAATCTTGTAACTGGCCTGATTGCTTTTGTGTTAATTACTTTTCCGTATTTTTTTGTCAACATTTGTGATGTTACCCTCACAACCGCCGTGGGTGTTGTCTCACTGACATATACACCATGTGGCAACACGACAAATTTTGTTTCTGTTTTTTCTTTGGCCAAATAAGACCAACCAACAATTAGCCCAACCAATACACATAAGGCTAAAACTGTAATAATGTAAACTGACATCTCTTTTTAAAACTTTACTCTTTCCATTTTTATTTTTTTGAATTTGTATTCTATTGTGAACATCAATGAGTTTCCGTTACCATATTCCAACTCAAACATTCCATAACCCAAATTGAAAGGCAATTTTCCCACATATTTGGGTTTTTTAATGTGAATGTCAAATATAGCCTCACCAAAACGGGATAACAACTTAATTTTTATTTCCTTATATTTTTTCCGTATATTATCAAAACATGATACATCAGAATCAAGCGTTAGTTGTATAATTTTGTTTTTTTCATCAACAAAAACCTTGTTAATGCTGTTGATAGGTGTTCCATCACCGTAAACACAAAAATAGTTTTTTAATAATACATTGTCAGAACCATCCATAAAAATAAAACACATTATATTGATTATATCTGTTCTCAATATAATGTGTTTTATTTATAAAGTAAAGATTAATCAGGTATTTTGTGTGGTTGTACTATTTTCTTAGATGTTAACTGAGGAAAATTCTCACTTCCACCCGTAACTAAAGTAAAAGCATCAGGCAATCTAACTGTTAGATATGTAGTTTCACCCCCACTTTCAGTTGAGACATTTATTATTTGACCTGCCCAATTACCATCTTGATAACAATTATCACAAGATTTACCAACACCATCTGATAACCCCACATTGGTTACACCCAAACCAAATTCATCGGTTTTACCGGTAACATAAATAGGATTTGGCCAGTTATCAAGTACTTCATTTTCTTCGCCAAGATTATTTTTATATTTCACACGAAATTTTGCATTAATTATTTCATACATCCAAATAACACCAGGTGTTGCACCTGTACCATCAAACACATATGGAATCCTAATACCAAAACTTTTTTCATCTTCTACATGGACACCGACACCGGTTGTGCCAGTGTCAATTTTTGGATACACAATCTCAGTTATTATTGAATTATCCTTGAATGTATATGTCTTTGTGTCATCTGTACATTCAGGATGTGAGAATGTCACCGTACCCAAGTCAATATTTTGCCCCTGTTTCTTGCTTGTAATGACATACCTATGGGTGTAATTTGTTGTTGGTGTACCTGTCACAACACCAATGTTCGCACTACTACTGTTTACAAATGTAGGGTCAACATTTGTTGTTTTGGTTTCCCTGCTTTTCTCAACACCTTCTTGTTTAAGAACCCATTCACCGGATGTTAACTTAACATATTTGTCACAATACACCACCTCATCATATTTCTTTTGTGATTTGATGTCAACAGTAAACGCCGTGTTACCGGTGGTAAATGTCGTACCTGTTGTTGAAGGTGATATAGTCCACACACATTGACTATTCTCAGTTTTTGTCTCACAATTCCTATCTTCAGTCTCAGTCGTTTCTTGGTTAGCTTCTTGAGTGAACGTGAGTTTTGTCTTGCCCCCGTCAAAACCAACACTACTCATATCAGATGTAAACGCACTACCCATAAAGGTAAATGAATATCTAGTTATTTCACAGACAGTCTGTTCGTTACCAAGTATGGTTCCCCTATTTGTCGCACCAACACAAAAATCGGTGTTACTGAATGTGCCACCATTTGTGGTGGTTGCGGTCATCTTTAAGTCAGAGAAATTATCAATTGTGTCGTCCTCAACACCATTTTTTTTATATATGATTTTTAAACCATAACCACAAGATTTTTCTTCCCGTGCGGATGCCCTACCGTTTGCCAAGAAATCATAATCAATATATTTTAACACAGCGGAAACAAACTCATATGTATCACCATCTGGTTCCAAATTAAATGTAATGCAGTTTTTACCATCTACAATAACAGTACTTCCACTTTGTTCAATATAACCCATTTTAGTCGCATGCCAGTCAAGTTTTTTACCCACACGAAAATAATTATCAAGACTTTCAAAACATTGTTGCGTACCACCGGTGTAGTTTACCCAACGCGATAGAGAGTCTGTAGGTACAGATAAACTAACCCTCACATCTGTTGGTGTACTATCACAAACACATATTTCTCCGTAGTCACACACCGGAACATAAATTTTAGTTGTTCCACTATAACCATTATAACCAGCGGTAATTGTTACTGTTTTACCTGCCGTAGTTTTATTATAGTACTTGACATTACCCTTATTCACTGTAGCCACATTTGTGTTATTGCTACTCCAAGTCGCCGAATTAGTGACATCTGTTGAGGCTGATTGTACCAACGCACCGTTTTCATATGTGTTATATGTGGCTGTAATTTGCACACTGTCTTCGCATGTGTCAGCAGACATGTTAGTTATACTGTTAATCACATCATGTGTAATTGTTGGCTCAGGTGTAGGTGCGTCACATTGGGGAACAGACACTGTAAATTGTGTACTTGTCACACCGTTATATTTCGCCGTTATCTTCGCCGTACCCTGACCCTTCGGTGTTATTTTACCTCTACTGACAGTGGCAACACTTGTGTTGTTGCTACTCCAAGTCGCTGAATTGGTGACATTTGTTGAGGCTGATTGTACCAACGCACCGTCAGCATATGTGTTATATGTGGCGGTAAGACTAATGTCTGTCGGTGAGTAAACACCGTCATTACAAGCGAATGCAGTAGTACCTGTGTTACCTAAGACAACATCATAGGTATATGTCGGTTCAGGTGTGGGTGGTCTGTACGCCTCTTGTGTCCATGTTATACCCGTAATCTTATATTTCTTTGTACCATCAGCAGACAGCACGGTATTTGAGTCAAATGATATTTTATCGGTATCAATTTCCTCACCGACAGGTGTTGCCCAATCGGTTTGTTTCTCAGTGTTTTTCGTGTGTGAGATTGTGTAACTGACACTATTCTCACCATGTGTGGGATAATACAATGTCACAGGTATCGCCACATTCTCACTATATTCGTGATACAATGTGGTTATTTTCCATTTTCCATTTTCCCCATCTTGTGTCAATGTCGGCATAATTATTCTGTTTTTTCCTTTTTATTTTCATTTTTCTGTTCAATATTTCCGGTGGCAGTCAAATTAATTACATTACTGTTTTTCATTTCCTTTATAAGAAAATAAACCAAAACCAATAGTAGACCAGATATTAATATTTCCATTTTAATTGTATTGTTCTTTATTAATTATTAATGCACATCAGGGTCAGGTTCTATATCCATGTCATCATCACCGTTCCAATTTGTTACTTCATCATTAATCAATACATTCATACTACGACAACTTATAGTCATTTTGTAATAACTTGTTGGACCTGTTGGCTCTACATTATCTATAGTAAAGACTCTATATTTATATCCTCTTTGTGGAACTAATATTGGGTCAAAAGAAACATTATTTTTAACAAATGTCTGATACCCACCCTCTGTAGTTCCAGTAACATTAACAACTATATCACTAAATGTTTGACTAACAATATCCTTATTTGTAAAACCAACACCAAATCTTATTCGTTGTGGTGCTTCAGGACTTAAGACCCATGTGTCCGTATCATCCTTCCTTTCGCCACCAATTCCAAGAATTTTTGCTGTGTTAGGCGTTGAGGGTGCTTCATATGCTCTTTGTGTTATATTGATAACGGCATATGTTGAAGCATCTGCATCATCATATAACCTTATTGTCGCATATCTTTCTGCGCCGGTATTAACACCGGTATAATATATCAATACCCTACCATTAGTTATTTCCACAGTTCTTATAAAACTATTTTCCTCTAATACTTTCCAAGCCAAGTTACCCCTTAAATCAGTCGCAGTCACAGAAGGCGCACCATTAGTGGTATCAATTCTGTCATCACCAAATCCAGAATCAAGTGATGTGGGGTTAACCGTGATTTTACCTGCACCGACATATTTTACGGTAACCGCAACCGTGTTAGATACAACACTGTCTTTATAACTGTTTGTTGCTTTTAAATAAAGTGTTTGTCCTGTTGCGTCAGTTCCAACTTTCAAATGTCTGACATCGACCAAAGTAGGGTCTTCATCTTCTTCAAGGTGAGCGATATCACTACTTACCGCACCTCCGTTCGCAGTTGTAAGTGACCAAACAGCACCATGTTGTGTGGTAAATGTTGGCGTATACGACAAATCAAACTGTTGTGTGTTGTTCTGATTTTGAATTGTCAACGGACCTGTTGGTTGAATTTCCATTGATTCACAAGGTATATCATCTGACGAAGGTTCTTTTTGTGTAAATGTTGTGTCTCTGTTAATGGTATTACCATATATATCCTGTCCACTAATTCGAATATCACCTGTTCTAAAAGTAGTACCTTGAGCATTTGTTGTGGCTGTTATGTACAAAACAGGGGAAGCACCTGTCACAATAGATAAACCTGTAATCCAATCATCATGACTTGTATTAGTAGCAGTCAATGATGTCTGAACCATATCTATACATTCGAAGTTTTGGCTTGCTTCGGTTTTCATACTTGCAACCATTATACTACCAACAATGATGATTTGTCCCTTCTTAGTATTTTTACATACAATAAACGATGTGGTACCAGTGTTACCATCATATGAACCTTTTACGGTTACACCAACATCTTCTGAAACATTTTTATTATCATAATCAATTCTACCTTTAGTTGTTGTTGATGCTGTTGCAACATTGGAACCGTTGGTGATTGTCCATGTTGTTTCGTTTGTCACATTTTCTTGTTTTGTCACAACACCATTTACTTTTGTTATGTACCAAGCACCAACATTAACATAACCCGTACTTGTCTCCGTAGTACCTGTTGTCTCTCCAGAAACAACAAATTCATAAGTCTCTTCATCCCCACCACTTTCACTCATCTCAAATTTCTCAAGGGTGTTTCCTGTTATCTTGACACTATCATTAATTGTGTCATATCCGTCCTTGGTTATTGTGTATGATACAGTCTGATTTTTAACATACTGACCTTCAGTCACCAATGTTCCACCTGTGTAAGTATAAGTCTTGTCACCACTTACCTCAATACTTGCGCCAGTGACATTACCACTAAATGACAAGGTATATGTCTGAACAGGCTCATCACTCTTTTTAGGAACAGTCACATCCACATTATCAGTATAACCGTTATATGTTGCTGTAATCTTGATTGTGGTATCAGTTGAACCGGTGTTATTAAATGTCACATTACCATTATTGATTGATGATATAAGGGCTGTTTTATTCACAGACCAAGTACAGTTCACATTGGAAGTGACATTCTCAGTGTTTACCAATGTGCCGTTGTTAAATGTCTTGTACCATGCGCCGAAAGTCAAACTGTCATTATATGACGCAGCCGCATAACTTGCGCCTGAGACAACAAGACTATAAGTAAATGAGTCTGGTTTCTCATACGGTTTGACCGTACCCCAATTTATTTTGTTGATTTTATAAATTGTTGAGCCATATGTCGCCGTACCTGATGACAAACTGATTTGGTTTGTGTTAATCGCCGTACCAAGAGCGGTTTTCCATTCAGTCGCAAGCGATTTTTTTGTGTTACTTATATTGGTTTCCACTGATTTACCACCATAAGTCAATTTAATCGGTATGCTGAGATTGTACACATTTTCAGTCTCATGTGTACATAAGTCAACAATTCTCCATGTTCCTTCTGATGTTTGATTTACACCTGCCATATATATGTTATTTTTTACACTAATTTATTAATAAATATCATTTTATTTGGTTTTCTACTCACTATTTTGTGTGAGGTCAGCATAACCAGGTATTGTTTTTTCCGATGGTTGCGGTTTCCCATATATGTTAAAATATTGGCTGTCACTGCCATACTTGTTATGTGTCGCAGTAACTTTAACTGTCGTGTTACTTGTTGAGTCGTTTTTATAATTTACAGACCCCTTTGTCGTGGTACTTGCTGTCGCCACATTTGTCTTGTCCACAGACCAATCGCATTGTGTTGTTATGTCATCACCTTTAACACCATCGGTTAAAAGATAGGCGTGATATTCCATTGTACCTGCACTATGACCTGCGTTATAAGGGTCTGTGGTCGTACCTGTCGGCTCAACACTAATTGCATATGTTTTTTCTGCTAATGTAAATGTTATAATATTTTCTTTGTCTTGTGTCACATTACCGTTTATGGTTTTGGTACCTGACTTAGTGTTATACCCCTCACCATTCGATGCTGACCATTTAATAACTGTGCTTTTTAAATATTTCCCAATATATTGCTTACTTCCGGTTGTCGTGTACGTGGTACTGTCACCTTCAATTTTAAATGTTGAGCCTGAAGGTTTGCCATTAACATATAAAAGACCATATTCAGGTAAACCTTTCACTTTTAACGCCGCATTACCAACCACTTTGTTATATGTGGCACTGACTGTTATATTCAAATTGTCAGCAGTTTCATTTTTGTAGTCAACACCACCATTACCATACAAAGTAGCATATCTGTCATCACTTAATGACCACTCCGCTAAATCTGTCACATTTAATCTTTCAACCTCAATACCATTATTTTCTGTCACATAAAAAGCACCATATTCTGTTGAACCAGATGTCTTGTTATCATCAACAACTGATGGCTCAACGACAACTTTATACACAATGTCATTCTTTTTAGGGTGTAACTCCCAATTAACAGAACTGATTGTGTATTTTTTATTTTGCTCTTCCATAACAACCGGTTCATACTCAACCGTTATCAATTTTTCATCCAAAGAGACACCTGGTTTTGTCGCCCATAATGTTTCCACCTCTTGCGGTGTCTTTGTCAAATTCACACTAACAGGATTTTTTCCGTCATATTTGAATGTGGCAGGTATTACCACATCATCAGGTGAATTGTGGTACAATTTAATTTTCCAAGTTTTATTTGTTACATCTGCCATAATTTTTAACCTTCCTCATTTACATATAATATATCCAAAAAATCGTTTGTCACTGTTGATTGTATCGCTATGAATATGTTCCTATCACTTCCACTTCTGTTTGGGGCAATAGTAACTGTCATGTTTTCGATTGACTCAGAATGTTCATCGACATCGCATGATACCCAGTCAAGGTCAACAATTTCCCTATTATAGTTATAAGCAAGTGTCCTGAATTTCCACGCGGTATTTGAATCAACACTGAGGTTTATTTTACCGCCGTTTTTGGACAGCAAGGTATCACTGTGTGTGTAAATGAATTTACCATATTCAAAAACTTGACTATCTGTACTTGTGTCAACACCAGGAACAATCAATATAACACCATCCTTATCGGAACCAGATTTCCCCTCAATCAATATTGGTACATCAAATATGGTTGTGTTGTTGTAGTAGACAACATATTCACCATATTGGTTGACCTTACCTTCTTTAATAATTCCGGTTCCAAAATCATTATATGACCAATCACAACTTGTTACTTTCATCGCACTCCATTGTCCATCACCGTACCCATGAGTTAACCACGCGTAACAACGAGGTGTCGCCCCATTTGGTTTTAATGCGGTCTTTTGGTCAGTCACAACCATAAAAGCACTTCCATACACATATTTACCCACTTTTTTCGCTATAGTAAAAGACTCTGTGGCCGACAAACCATTGTATGTGGCGGTAATTGTAATTGTTTCAGCGGCTTTGGCGTTTGTATTAGTAAAGTTAAGTCTTGCTCTTAACCAATCATATGTCTTTCCTTTAAACATGGGACTATCTGAAGTCACGACAGCATCTCTTGACACATTTTTCTGATTAATCAACACACCATTAACATATGTCTTTTCAAAAATAGCCGCGTTTATGGAACCATCATCAATTTCACTGTTTTTATCAGACAAAATTATTTGCAATTCCCTTTTGGTCTCAACCGCTTCATTATCTGGAACCAAAGTGACTTGTATGCCGTTCTCACCTGCGCTGCTTATCTTATATGTATTTGTTATCGTGACATAACCTTTTTTAATAACAGTATAACTTATGGTACTGCCCACTTGGTATTTTCCCTCTATTTTCGCTACACCGTTGTTGTCAAACTTTTGCATCGTGAAACCTGCGGTGGTGGCTAACGGCACTCTTACAACACCATATGGGTATTCCTCACTGTCAACCCTTTCAGTAGGTGTCACATAAAATATCAAATTCGCAACCGATGTATTTTTAGGACAAACACATAGTCTTGTTGTTTTCTCATACAAATAATCACCATATTTATATTTTGCGATGACCGAAAATGATTGTACAGAATCACTACTGTTGCTATACTCAAGTTTACCGTTTTCGCTTATCTTGGCGATGTTTGAGTTATCAACACTCCATTGCACATCATTAGTCACATCGTTTTCATGTATATCACCCAAAGAAAAATAAGCCTTAAAATCCTGCTCACCTGTTGTCGGTAAAACCATATTGATTTTATCCTCTGTTGTTGGTGTTATTACAAATGTCCCACCTGCGTTCTCACTTGCGGCCACCCTGAATGTATATGACTCTTCCGCATGTATGCCTTTAAAACTTGCCCTTATTGTCACTGTTTGTTCAGTACCTTTAGTGTTTAACCAAGTGACAGACGCTTCTGTCGCAAATGGATATATCTTAACTATTGGATTATCACATGACCATTCAACTATATCAGACACATTACCTGGGTCATCGGCAGGACCGTAATCAGGGTCTTTTTCCCAATATGAAAGTGCCCCATAACCTTTATAAAACACAGCCTTTATTGTAATTATCCCAATATCGTTGTTATACAAATATGGTTCAGTATAACCTTCTTTAACCTTAGGTGTCAACACCAATTTGTGTGTTTTAATTTCCTCCTGTTTTTCCTTTCCTTTCTGTATTGTGATACTTTTTGTTTCGGTTATATTGTTATAAGTACAAGAAATTGTGATAACTCTTGCCGTGTCACCGGTATTACTGTACAACAAAACATTGTCATCGAAATAAGCGACAGTCTCATCACTTGATGTCCATATCCCTTCTTTTATCTCATTGGTATTCGTCACTTCCCCATTTACCTTGACAATATACTTGGCAACAGGTGAATATTTTCCCTGTCCAAACAAATTGGGTATGTCCTCTATTTCTATTGTGCATTCAGCGACACCTGCGGCAAGACCGTCCACATACTTAACATCTTGTTCGGTTTCAGGCTCTGTGGTTCCTGTAACTGACGGATTATAACCTTTCATATTGAAACTAATTTTATTAATCACATATTTTGTTTTACCATCACTCGAATATGCTGGTTCTGCCGAATATTTTATATCTTCAAGATTTATGTTCTCATTTAGTTCTGTTACCCAAGGTGTCTCAATTATCCTGCTATAAGAATCTTTCGAAACACCGGTGACAGTAAAACTACTGTCTTTGTAAGTAAATGTAATATCGAACTTCACATCATCAGTCAAACCTGTGACAAAGAGATTTGACATAACCCATTTACCGTTTTTATTAACAATATCCGCCATATAATCAATTTGTTTTTACATTATTCGTTTTGTGTCGCGATGCCAATCACAGGGACACCAATGTTAGTTGCCGTATCTTTGTTCTCAATATCACCAACAATGTCAACTTTTTTGGTCACAGTGCCTTCTTCTTCAATAACCTCTTGTTCCACATCAGACACCACATCAGTCTTAACAACCTCAGTTACAGTGCTTTCACCGCTTGGGTCATTCTCATCATCATATACGCTAACATCATCCCAAGTAACCGCAGTGACAAGATATTTTCTTGTTCCATCATCTGAAAAAACAGGCGTTGATGACCAAGTGATTTTGGTTGTGTCAATCTCAACACCAATCTCAGTTACCCATTTGGTTTGTATACTGGTATTGTTTTTTATCGTGGCAATAGCGGAAACAACACTACCACCGTTGTACCATAATTTTAACGGTAATGATACATTATCGTCAAGGTCATGTGTTAACTTCGTTATTGTCCAAGTGCCATTGGCATTCTGTTGCAATGCTGCCATTATCTTTTTTAAAATAAATAGTTTTATTTTTTGTCTTTATGCGTCTTGATGTACTTTATAGACCATATTGTCAGGAAAAGTTATTTTTGCATCTCTTGCTTTTCCTGTTGTGTTTTTTTGCGCTTTAATTGGTACATAATACCTCAACGTGTAACCGTTAAACCATGGTTCACCACTAGGACGCATTGGCACAACACCATCAATTTTTCCTGTCATCTCATATTCCATCAGTTGGTCACTTGTCCATGTGTTCGTGCTTATCACTTGAAACTTGGATGTTTCTACAGTTAACCATGATGAGTCCACTTGCACTTGACTGAGCACCGTTCTACCACAACCTGCGCCACATATAAATTCAATACCACCTAAACCGGTACTATAATTATTAGTAAAATAAAATGTACCGTTGGCATCACAAACACTTTTAGTGTAATTATGGAAACTTTTGATATAATCCGCCGCTTCTTGCACTATTTTTACAGCAACACCCTTATCATTACTAAAATATCCTCGTACCCAAACAGTTTTTTCAAGTTTGTTTCCATAATTAGTTGCGAAAGTCACGGTCAATATATTACCATCTTGTGTTTTCTTCGCATCTTCTATTCCCGTCACACCGTAGCCTGTATGATGACCGTTAAGGTCAATATACTCAACATGAAAAGTTCTTGTTGACGATTCCGCAGGTATTGTCACTGTTGTTGGTGTTACAGCGGTAACAATTGTACCGTCTGGTGATACCGTTACCTTACAAGTGTCAAAGTATTTTTCATCATATGTACATGCCGAAATGGTCACCGTACCCAAGTCATTATTGGCAGGAACCTCAATCCAACCCCTGTTGGGGGCTTTATAGGATTTAACTTTTGCAATTCTACTATTAGATGATTTCCATATGACGTTTTTGTTTGTTGCGTTTGATGGTGTAATTGTGGCATACACAAATTCAGCCGTATTACGGTAAGTATTCAAATCCACTGTATGTTTATCCAATGTGATGCCTGTCGGCTCAATTACCACATCACCACTGCCATCACCACTACTGTCCTCACTTGTACCATTGGGGTCACCTTTCACAGTTATCTCCACAAAACCAGACACATTGTTATATATTGCACTAATCGCAACCGTTTTATTGTACTTGGTTTTGTTTACACCTGTCACTTTACCTTTACTGACTGTGGCAATCGCACTGTTAGCACTGTTCCACACAATGTTATTCACATTCAGGTCTTCTTCCTTAACAACCTTGTCACCGTCATACTCATAATATTTAGCTGTACAGTTAGTTGTACCGGTGCATGTTATCTCATTGTTGTTTGCGGTAACAACAATTTTTTTGACTATATCAGTCTCACCATAAGGCACAACTGATGTCCACTTTACATCATCAACTGAATATATCGCATTACCATATTTTACGCTTTCAGAAGACAAAGAAATATATTTTGTGTCAATCAATGTCCCAAGAGGTGTTATCCAATCAGGCGCATCAATACTTTTTTCCTCTGTTGTGGCGGTTACCGTATGTGATTTTCCCTCATATGTGAAAGTAGTTGGTATTTGCAAATTAGATGGTACAGAACTACCTGTATCAATTTTAAAATATATTGTCCAACTACCATCGTTATTTTGTTTTGCGCTTGCCATATTTCTTAAAAATTACTCATTATTTTGTTTTAATCTACCTGCCAAGTTGACACTCACATAATCCAATATAGGACTGTTTTGCCTGATATTACCTCTAACAGCCGCTTTAACCTCCGTAACAGTTGCAATGTTGGATTGTACCAAACCTGCGTAACCAGGAATAACAACCTCACTTGAAATCTGTTCCAAATCAGCGTAACCAGGGATTGACATCTCTGTTATATCCTGCACAACAGTACCTGACGCTGGAATACCTATCGGTTCACTGAAGTCATTACAGAATCCCCATTCAAAAATTGTCGTTGACGGTAACAGTTGTTTCATGTATTCAACGACAACTTTTCTTATATAATCCTGCCATTCTCTTTTGAAATCAGGCTCATCAACAGGCGAATCAACAAACTCAATCCTCATATTTTTCAAATTCACAAGTGAATATGACGCAGGTTCCATATAATTGTTACCACCCTCAGGATTATATAAAATATTCATATCAACACTTGTCGCACTACCACATATACCCTCAGTCACACTTTTGTCAATCATATTCTCAACCTCAGGTAAAGTGTTTTTACAATCATAAGTGTTACCGTCAGTTTGTTCTATTACAGTCAAATCAGACTTATACCTTGGTCTGAAATAATCAACTTTCCTATTGTCGGTATAACCGCTTTTAATATTAAAATCATATGTTGTTATCGCACTTTCAACATCAAGTGTTGAAAACCTGCTGAAGTTATTGTTTTTAATATTGTATTCAAATATGTTGCTTAATACCCTAACATACTCAGCACCGTCATCATATGCTGTTTTCGCTATATGTGGGTTATTACCATTTGTTTTCTCCTTAATTGCTTCCTGATATAATACATTTGTACCGTCTACCGAAGAAGCATTTAAAATGTCTTTCAAATAAATGTATCTCCAACCACAGCCACCAAACAAACCCACAGCATTTGTTTTGAAAATGTTGTCAAGGACAAAATAATGTGAATATACTGTATTCCCATCCTCAGTCATCTCCGCTGTTTCGGGGTTATTGCCACTGTTAATGATGTAAAACCCATCCATAACCTCACGCAAGGCTGATATGTCATTGACATAGCAAATATCACCGACAGAGACCTCATTAGGTAAAAAACCTATCATCTCATAGATGTCAGAAGCGAATTTTAACCTGTTTTTCGTCTCATCATAGAAATTATCACCTGCAATAAGACCACTTGGGATATATTTTTTTACATCATATCCTTGTATCTGTAACTCAGAAACATCTATAATTGGTTTTTTACCCCAACCACCTTTCATTTGGAAATAAAGGCCATTGTCATATTCCTTTTTGGGGTCATACCATGGTATTACATATCTTTTAATTGTGTCATCTTCATAGTTTCGAACAACAACCGGTTTACATGCTATACCATAGTAATCATCAACACTCTCATTTATTGGATAATTGTCTTTCCTACCGTTAATAACCTCAACATCAATAGCGTCAGGATATTTACAGTTAAATCTATCAGTCGCTTCCAAACCCCTTAGTTCCGCAATATCCATTTTACAGACATCACCGCCCTGCGCCACACCAATGTGTTCCTTAATCCTATATTCTGTCGGTTTCAAACCAAGTAAACCAAACATGGTCTCAAGCCCCTCCCTTGTTCCTTTAAGGGAATTGATATAATGTGAGTTGATTTTAAGGTTCCTCATGAACTGGGTGTTACCGTCAACCTCATTGTAACCTGTCGAAAAACCACTGTACAACGCCTCAGTAACAACACTTGTCTTGGCCGTAGGATTAGGCAAAATAGCGTCAAAACCACTTAACTCAACCACATCGGTCAAGTGATAGTCAGGTAAATTGTTCTTTTGGTCATATGACACATTGTTACTGAATTTGATATTATCAATATACCTTTTAAGTCCATCATATTGTCTTGCGTATAACTGTAACACAGCCTCAATTCTGGAAGAATCAATATTTGACAAGTCCTCTATATCATCACCACTATGTCTAAAAAAAGTCCAATCAAGGTTCTTTATCGCCTCATGGGTCATCATCCTCCAAATATTGTTGGAATCAAACTCATCATGATATTGAGCTAAAGAGATTAGCCTGAACAAGTATGAGTTAAACGCCGTTGTCGTAATCTGTGGATTCCAATTGTTTCGTGATGGCCATGTGTAAGGCTCCATTGTGTACTCATAACCGTTATCGGTCTCATAGGGTGTCTCAAAAACCGCTTTGTATATCGGTTTGCTTTGTCTGTTCAACAATATTGACTCAAATTCATCAATCGTTTCAAAATACTCAATGACAATCGCTTCGTTAGGTCTGATACTTGTGCCAGCGATTTTGTTCTCCACCTCAATCTCACCTGCGTTAGCGTTAACCCTAACCACATTGTTTGACTTCAACATTGTCATTCTACTCTCAACAGGTTCCTGTTGCAACAAATGTCCCTTTCCTGCTATATTGATATCAATAACATCATATTCTTGTTTAAGATGCCCCTTCGCAGGAATACCGACATCCTGAACATTATCTTGCACCAAATGGCCAATCGCACCAATATCAATCTTGGCAGGGTCTTGCACCAAATGTCCTGTCGCATCAATATCAATGCTTTGTATAACCTCATAAATATATATTTTTTCGCCGTTCTGAATATATATACACACTTTAATGCCACCTATCTCAGCACAGCCAAGAATACCGTCATTACAACCGTCATAATCTGGATTCCGATGAAAATTAGACTTTGTAAGGTTTTCCTCAATAACCTCACCATCTTTCATTTTAACATAATCTTGGATTGATAAGGTAAGATATCTGTACGGATTCTCTATGTTTTCCTCATTAATGAAGTCAGACTCAAAATTAATCCCAAACTCGTTATGTGCTATCCTAAAATCACTGACAGGTCTTTTCTCACCGTCAAGCATCACATATTCAACATAATTTCCGTTTCTGTCCAATGGTTCGAAAGGCTCATTACCAAAATAAATCTCAGCAGGAAACCATTTTATGACATGGTTAACCGTGGCATGTACCATCTCTATCGCCGAACCATAGTATGCGAAATCCCTAATGGAATTATAGTTCGGCTTAATTCTGATTTTACTCTCATCTGAAATTGGTGCTTCGTTAAGGTCTTCAAGTGTCCAAACCTCACTACCATCAGGTGTTTTTAACCATGTGTTTCTATTATATTTTCTTTTCAAATCAATATCAGTTCTTGTACTGAATTTGAAATTTGAGTCGGAATAAAGAATTTCCTGGCCATCACCAAACAATGAGTCCAAAGGCGTTATTGTCATGATGTCGTTCTCAAAAATATCGCCCTTGTCAGTTGTCTGATGTTTTTTTCTTAAAAAAGTGTAATCAGATTTTACTTTATATTTGTTGTTGTTTACCATTTTAATTAAACGTTATCAATCACCTTATCATAAGACTCACCATTATCAATACTATCCCTATTTTTCTTGACATCATATAATGGCTCACCCAAAGAACTTTTTACTGTATAATAATCTTGTTGCTTATAGATTTCACGCTCATCATTATATGTTGTGATAATTGCCTTATCCCTGTTCCTAACTTGGTCACCTTCTATCATATATGTTAATGTGTCCGCATCATGGTCAACCATCTCAATCTCCAATAACTTAGGGTCAAATTTTGTGTTCACCAAATAAACCTCACCACCAGGAACACCGATATACGGTGTGACATTTGGCCTGAAACTACTTGCGGATGAAGGCGTAACCGTACAGAAAACCAAATTGGAAGAAGTGTCCGTAAACCTGTATCTTGTTGTTTTCGGATATGAATCCGCAACCGTGACCAACACAGGCTCACATCTGTTACATGATGTAATTAGTCTGCTTATATCAGTCCTATTACCGCTGGTATCAAGGTAGTCAATCCTGTAACCCGTTAAATCCATCACGCCATTCAAATCACTTAAATTAATGATAACACCCTTAACATCAGGATATGTGGCAAGCACACTGACATCAGTAAGTTTAATCCTTTCCTCTTTTGGTCTTATATATACCGTATAAAACCCCTTTTGATTAAAAACATCAAGAGGTAATCTCAACTCATATAAGCCAAGAATGTCAGATATCGGCTCATTCAGGTCATTATCATATTGAGCCTTAACCAAACAACTACTATCCAAAAATCTAAACCCTGTCATGTCATCAGGGTCAGTGCTTCTTGTTGGTCTGTAGAAATAAAGTATCTCAACATCATTATCAATGTCCAAATTACTTGTCCTTACTGTTCCGTATAAACTTGCCATGTCATTATATTAATTTTCTTCTTATTCAAAAAAACTACCGTTCGCAATCTCCTCCAAATCCTGCATTGTGTTACATTCAGTTAATTTAAAATGCCTCTCAAACGCCGCCGCATTACCTCTGTCAACCTCAATATCAATATCCAAATTTGAGTCCATTGATATACCCATGAGATAATCTTCCTTAAATACAGGAGTATTTAAACAACTTCCATCATATTCCCACACATCACCAGTTTTAATCTGTTGTACATCACTTACAAGTGTTTGTCTACTCAAGTTAAAATCACCACTATAAACATAGGTTTTTTGTGTCTCAAAATCAATCTCATTGTACCAATAATTCACTTCAAAACCGTCAATTTTCGCTGTCGCAACCCTATTTGGATAATAATTGTATGTTTCCTTATAAATAGTGCCGCCTCTTGCTGTTTCCGTATCATACGCGTCACTATTAAAAATGGCACCAATGACATAAGTAAATGTCACTTTATTGCCATTTTCCTGTATTTCCTTAATAAAATCACCTGAGTAAACACCGTTATAACCATCCCTGTTAAACACCGTTTTTTCGGTATATGGTATTCTCATCGGTGTGTCCTCACTGTTGTTGTACCTTACCAAAAAATAATAAGTGTCACCACCATTAGGCGCAACTGTATCCAAATATGACTTAACAACCTCAATTGTCGTCAAAACCTTATATTTTTTCTTATTGACAGTGTTTTCCTCATCGTCAGCACACTCCAAATCCCTTGTGTTGTACTCTGATATATCCCAACCGCCATTAGAATAAACACATTTATAAAATTGTCCGTCACCGTCAAAATCCATAAATATACCAGGCAGGATATTACCGTCATCATCTGAGAAATATTGTGTGTCCTTCAATGTGTTTAACTTTGATTCAAGAACAATACCCTCATTAGACACATCAATAATTTTGTCCTCAGTTAAACCACTTGATTCAACACCAAAACCAGTTCCTGATGTTGTTAAACCTGATATATTAACATCAAACCAATCTTTAGAGTTGTTATTTGAAAACACCTTGTCATCAAGCCACCCAAAATAATCAGTCATCAAACCGACATCGGCATATTCCCTTGTCAGCAAAACAGGAACCGGTATATACGGTGTTTTATCAAACCTTTTTCCTGACGCATTGGTATATATTGTCTCATTTATCTCTCTTAACCAATCTAAGCCACCATAACCCTCATATCTGTCCCAATCATTTTCCGATACCAAGATAACATACTCATGTGAGACATCACTATCATTACTTGTATAATATTTTCCATCATCTGACAGCGTGAACGCGGACACAATAAACACACCAATATCCTCGTTCATTATAAAATGTTCGGTTGTGTCCGAATAACGGAAACCCAAATAATATTTGTTATATACCCTGTCACTGTCTTTTCCACAGTCATTGACATTTGACAGTCTTTTGAGATGAACACTATGCCTCATTATCTCCAACAAAACATTGTATCTTCTCATCATCTCACATGTTCTCATTCTAGCATTGTCATAAACAAACTCACCAAAATTAGAACCCCCATCACCACCCACAAATGGAAGTACCCCATTTATGTGTGACCTGAAAGGATATAATGATATTTTCTTTTTAATTATTTCCATTGTCTAATTTCGGCTCAACTAAATTCAAACTTATTGTGTTATCGTTCAATGTTATATACTCGTTCTCATTAAATGTGTATACAAACATTTTCTCTTTACTGGCATTCTCGTTCTTATCCAATAATTTAATGGTGATTGGTGTGAATAACCTGTCTTTAGCCTCAGCCAATGACAAACCATTATTACCATGCGGCCATAATATCATTGGAACGGTTCTACCATATTTCGCGTGATTAAACTCTATCTTCATATAAATAGTTCTTTCCCCATTTTCTATAGCGTCAGGGAAGTAATAAAAATTAAATCCCTCACTTGATTTTTCCGTAAAATACTCATCCCTGACAACGAAACTACAATCCAATCTATAATCAGTATCTTGGGAATTAAGGACAATATTTGTTGTTGATAAACCCTTCTTATTCAATTGGCTTTTGGCTTTAATATACTTACCGAACAACGACCCACTGTCAAAAAATATTGTTGAGTAATAGAGTAGTTTTTGTGTCAAAGGGTCTTTACTATCATAAAATGACAATCTCAAAAAAGTCTTTTTCAAATTCATTTTTTGGTTTTGCACATCATTGTCACTGTAGCCCAAGTAATACAACATATCAGACACGTTATTTTCACCCAAATTACTTGGTGTGACACCATTGTTCCATATTGCCGAACTATCCATATATTGCCAGCCTTCATTCACTAAATCCCTTACCCTAAAATGGAGATTGTATGTTATACTGGTTAACGCCTTATATTCGTCACCATCCTTATAATATGGGGCATATTTAACTTTTTCCATGTCAATGACAGGTGCGTTCTCTATCACAGCGTCTTTAATTTTCTCAGTGAAAACCTCATTAATCACCTGTTCCTGATTAAGATGAACATAATCGTTTGTCTGCGCCAAACCGACAGGAACATTCCAATAACCCGTTTCTTTCGCTATAACAACATTGTTGTATTTATCAACACCGTTGGTCTCAACATCCCTTTCAAATCTCTCACCGTTTATTGTCACAGCACTGACATCCCTCCAAACATGACATTTATGTCCTGTTATGCCACTATAATAATATGGTGTGGTCTCATTGTCATCGCAAAAATAAAAACTATTGTGTTTGTAGTAAATCAGTTTATCCAATAAATTTCCCTCATAACTACCCCAAATATTCAATTCATTACCCTTAAATGGTATATAATAGTACATCGGCTCAGTCTGTGGATTTTTTGTTTTTTCCGTTCCACAATCCTTATAGTCAATAACATTCCATTTATTGATGATAAACTGTTCAGGTGTTTGGCAACCGCTTGTTATATAAACCCTATTACCTGGATTTACTATGTTGTCTGTCTCAGTAAACCTAAGATTGGTCACAAAATCAATGTATTTTCCTGTCCCATACTCATAATATTGCAATGTTGTGTCAACACCTTGTTGTTTGGCGTACACAATATCCTGAACAAAAATATTAGGGGGTGTACGCAAGTCAATTCTATTGTTGTCAACATCCTTTAAAACGTGTTCGATGTTGAGTTTGGTTTTGGGTATTTTGTTTAGTTTTATAATCGTTTTGAAAACCTTTGTTGTCGGTCTGTCATATATGACCTCTTGCACAACCCTTCTGACATAATCAACCGCTTTCAACGCCTTAACATCTTCTCTATATACATTCCTGACAAATTTTATAACATCACCTTCCCTCACACTATAATAACCGTCCACAACAATATAAAGATAGTCACCACACTCATACATTTCATATGGTGTAATCACATCATCAACCGGTATTGGCGTATTTATGTTAATCTTAATCGTCTCCATTATTGGCAAATTCCGTTAAACAATTTATTATAAGTGGTTTTTTCAAAATTAACAGGGTCCCAACCCCAAACTTTATATTGGTTTAACACATTACTGACTCTTGACGTTGGTGGACTAAGCAAACCATACTCATTAATTGGGTCTTGTCTCTTTAAAAACAAATTCACATTTTTCTCAATGTAAAAACATCCGTTGGCAAATGGTCTGTCCGCAATGTCACTGTCTGTCGGCAATTCAGATGACGGAACAAATGACCTCCACACAAAACTATGTGAGTTCGGTAGATATTTAGCGTATGTCGGAACACCCTCATTTGTTTTCACTATATACACCTCTTTTCTTAATAACCAACCTGCGACCTTACTCATGTTAATGTTGTCAGACGCAAAACTCACCTCACAACCATCAACACCAAACACATTTAACCAATAAATGTCACCTGTGTCAATATGATAGAAAGCGACAGTATCGTTCTTCACGAAACCATAATCAATGGATGTCCTTAAACTAACCACAGCAAGACTGACAGTCTCATTTTCCTCATTTTTAATTTGCTCAACACCCATACTTATCGTACCAGAATCATATTTGATATTGGTTCCGTTCACCTTGTTTTTGTTGTCTAATTCCTCCTGTAATTTAATTTTTGTGAAAGGATTATAAAAGTATCCTTCAGGATTTAAATTGCCGTAAAATGTCTTATTTCTAACTGTGGCGATATTGGATGATGAGACTGTGAACTCACTCACAACATTGTCGTTCTCATCCTTTGTCACACCCACATCATAATCATCATAAAGCAACCTGTCGTATATAACCTGTCCAAATTTATCATCTTTATAATGTTCCCTTTGTGCGGTGTTAAATCTTTGCTCAACAAAACAAATGACATTTTCCTTATAATTGTAAACATCAAACTCAATTATGTCACCATACCAAAACTCATCATCAATCGTTATCGCTGATTGTATTGGTTTAATCTCTTTCAGGTTTTCAAAGACAATTTTGTTACCGCTGTCTGATGTAAATGTTTTGACATCTATGTTGTGTAATTTCCTGACATTATAATCATCAACATCAGGCAACATGTCAATACCGCTTGTGACATCACCGAAACAATGGGAAAACTCAATGTCTTCAGTATTTGTTATACCCTCATCGTACCATTTCTCATGTCCCTTGTTTCTTTTGATGACCGTAAAATACATATCAGATATTGTTCTGCCTTTCTCATCAAGCAAACCCTCAACATCAACGGTATCAGTGAAAACAACCTGCGCAATCCTATCACCGTAAATATTTTCACCGTAAGCCATTTTATTGACAACACTGATAAGGTCATCACCGTTAATATTTTTAATTTTTTTGAATTTTCTTAAATAATATTCACAGTCATACCCCACCACATTTTTCTTATAATAAAAAATCGGTGTTTTACCGTCTTTGGTTACTATGTTGTTGTCATCGTCCAAATCAAATTTACTTGTGATTTCACTGAATCTGAATGAAAAATACCTATCGGTCTCATTTCCCTCATAATCACCGGTTGTCAACACATTGATTTTATTGGGTAATTTATTAAGAACACCATCAACCAAATAATATAGTGTAATATAATCACCCGCTTTTATTGTTGTTTTTAATACCGATTCCAGTCTAACCAACTTGTTTCCTGTACTTGAATAGGTTAGTTTCGCTGACTGCACCTTTATTGAACCCCCACCGTTGTTCGTAGTCAAATCCTCATCCAATCCCATAATAACATTTAACATCCTGACATCTTTCTCATATGGGTAAGATAAGCAATAATCCCAATTTTTCTCAATCCTATGTCTATATTTGTTTACTTTCGGTATAAACGAATACAGACTTCTGTCTGGATACAAATCAATCAACTCACAAGGTTTATTGTTGTTCATCACCTTGTTTATTGATATTTCCGTATCCTCATTATCCTTGTTTTTAACTATGGCATTTGGTATAGCGATATTTGTTGTGTTATAAAAACCATACCAACCATCCTTTTCCTTAAGATTTTCAATAAAAGCATCATAAAAACTCATTACAGTATCATATTGGTAAATGTGGACATTTGATTTCTCACCATCAACATCCGTTAAGGAAACAACTTCCTTAACCTCATTACCGTCATTGTCTCTCACCACATCACTCAACGTGTTAAAAATACCGTTTTTCCTTTTTGTTTTGTTAATATAAACAAAATCGTTTTTCCTTAACATATGGTTATTGAAAATATCAAAACCACAATGATAAACATAAGGTTCACCATTGTCTTTCGCATATAAATCAGGATGTGTGTACTCAGTGTCTCTTAATGCCTGTTTCCAATCAAATGTTGTTGTGTTAACCGCCTGACCTGCGTTTCCCACTTTATTACCAACCAATAACTCACAGTTGTCTGACCCCTCATATCTAACAACCTCAGTCCTAGTGTTAAACAAAACATTACTACAAATGGGATTGACCGCCAGTATAACCCTATATTTTGTACACTCATTCCTTTCTTTTGTATACAAATCATTTAAACTTAAAACATCATTTGTGCTGTTATAAGGTAATAATCTGGCTTTAGAGGATAAATCCACACCTAAATGGATATCCTCATTAACCGATTTCTTACTTCTGTTTTTTTCTAAAAAAATGTTTCTCATCCCATGTTTTTTTATTAATTAATTTCCGGATATATCCTAATCAATTTCATATTAGTTTTTCCATCCTCACTCAACATCTCTTTCTTATATGCGACAACATAGTCGTTCGCACCAACAGTTCCCAAAGTGAAAGGCTCACCATAAGTAATAGGCAACACAGTTCCCAAGTCAATTCCTTCTTCAATATCATCTATGTAATCCTTGAAACCACCACCTCTATTGTTTGTCGTGTATTTTTTAATCAAAACCAATTTTTGCTCATTCAATTTTTCTTTCACTAATCCCCCATCAGGTGTCTCCAATTGGTTAAGCAGGACAGATAAGACTTTATTCGCTATATAAATAATACCTGTTGTTGTCATACCACTTTCATCAATGTAATTGTAAGTGAAAACAGTATCAAGACCCACAGTAGCAGCCGTAACTGTCACCAATGAACCAACCTCATTGTAGCCTGTCGTGTCAAATCCGTTTCCTATTTTACAAACAATATAAGCACCATTGTCACTTATTTGCTTGTAAACATAACCGTTCTCAACCAACGGCATCGCAATGTTCTTCACCAAATAATACTTATCTTCTTCCGTGTCATTAGTATCATTGGTAAATATTGTCCTACCGCCATCGGTTTTCTTGATAATACGATTGGCACAGTTTATTGTCTCACCTTGTGACACTGTTATAGGTGTAATACCAAAAGGTTGTATTTGTTCCTCAGTAAGACCTGTAGGCACACCTTCTGTTATAGAATAATCAAATCCCTCAACAAGTTCAACATCATTGTCAATGTTGTCAACATAATATGTTGACTTCGTGATAGGATATTCCAAATCACTTGTTCTCTCATCAATATCAATTGGAACACCGTTAAATGTTGTCTCACCAAATTTACCCCTATATGTCAAACCATTATAAATGTCCATTCTAAACAAATACCTTTCATTACCATAACCCAAATCATTACTCTCACTAACATATGGACTAACCCAATCCATAACATATGATTCCACATAGAAAGGTTTGTACATCACCGGATAACTGAACGTCTTATGCCATGATAAAGTATCACCCACACTTAACATCTCACCCTCATATCTGAATGTGTTTCCACCTAAGCCAACACCACAAATAATACTACCATAAACAGTTTTGAATATATATCCGGTATTTGTGCTAAATCCACCACCATTGGTTGTCACAACATAGTAATCACCCCTGTCAACAACATCACTAACAGTCACATCACCTTCCTTTGGAGATGCCACAACACCGTCATTAACAACCATCTCATTAAAGTTCGCCCTCACGTTGGTGTTATCTTTCCATGTTGGTATAATACTGCTGTCATCTATGGCACCTTCATATGTGTCATCCTCATAGTAGTAACCATTGACCAGTTCAGCACCATTATTTGTCTCAATCTCAGGTTGTCCGAACAATACCGTGTCCATTTGAGTGTCATATAATGTGTTTGCACCAAACACATTGTTTTTGTAATATTCTGTATCAATCTCAGTTCTTCTGAAAACAGCGTATCTTTTTAACCAATTGTCAACACCACCTCTGTCAGAACCAATGTCGTTCCACCAACCATCATCCCATGTTGACAACTTTGTGCTATATGGGAAATAGTAAGACCCAAGGAAAAGGTCAACACTGTCAATGCCCTCAATCAAATAACTGCCGTTAAGATATGGTTTATTGCATTTGTTCCATAAATATAAATCATATTTCACACCTGTCTTCCACAAATATACCCTTAAACCACCGTTTTCAGTCATAGCTGTCTGTGGTGTGACAACAGACCCCATTGTCACACCAGGAACACTGTTACCACAATAAGACTCCACAACACCCCACTTGTTTTTCTGAACTAATGTTACCCTGATATTATCCGGTGCAACATCATCAAACGTAACATCATCAATGTCAATATAACCGTTACTAAGTTCTTTGGCTTTGTTTGACACCGCATTATAATCCATACCTGTTGTTTTGAACTCAAAATCCTTGGTTGTCACAATAGCGTTTATTGAGCCACTACCTAAAACGATTGTCTGTTTAGATTCCACCAGATTGTCATCAATCGCAATAAATGTATATGAACCAAACGGTAAGGTCAAATCCTGAACCTCATATAATCCACCGTTTTGTGTTATTTGGTTAGGGGCAATGGTAACAGTCTGTTTCACATTATTACTGTCATAATACTCATAACTAATTTTAAGACCGTCAACAGCGTCACTACCATATAGTTTAACAACAGATGTCAACGCACAGGTATCAGGTGTGTCAGACACATTTAATTTAAGACTTTTTTTCAATATACTTCTGTTCTCACACACAGAGAAAAATTGTTTGTTGAACTCATCAAACGCAGTTGAACCGTTTCTTAAACCAAAATAAAAATAAAATGAGTTCTCATATTGCGGTAAAGAATAACCGTTGTTTACTATTAAAAACCTTTTTGCTTGCTCATTAAGACTAAGGTCTTCCAACCCCATTCTGAACTTATAATAATCAACACTTCCGTTTTCTATTGTTCTTGTATATGTCTCACCTGTCTCATTTATATCCTCATCACTGTCCCTTGCGATGTTTCCACCCAATGTGTTATACTCATCTGTTATTTCAAGCCTTGTGTTGTAGTTATCATCCCTATTAATCTTATCAGCCAACACCCCATCAAAACCAGCGTTTCTCAAATAAACAAAATCATAAACAGGATAGCCTGTCCTGTCATCAACCTTGTCCTTACATAATAATCTCCTATGGTTCATAGTGGCAAACATCGTCCTGAACTCAGAACCATTAATTTCATCGTTCGCAATAAAACCTGTCGGAACAAAATATCTTGCGTTGAAAACATAACCACCGTTACTTTCCTCCACACTTCTAATCTCTTCCCTTCTTTGTGACTCATTGGAACCAACCTCACATATCCTTTGAAGATTTACACATGACTTGATATTCGTCTCAGAGTTTGTACATGATATACCAAGGAAATGGCCACCAGGGAAATAAAGACTTTTTTTAACATTATCACTCTTTTCCCCCTGACCAGGCCCCGTATAATTCCATGCGATACCTGCCGCCTCAGTTAACGGAATTGTGTCGTCAAAAACAACGCTACCATTATCATCCTCATTGGTTCCATACATAATCATGTTATTTTCCTCAGATGTTGTTGAATAATATGTCTGTGTACCACTGAAACTGACATTGACTTTCTCTAATTTATATTTGTTGATATCAGCCTCTGTCATTTGTTCCAATTCTGTCGGTTCTGGACGGGTACCGTTACATATCGTGCCTTTTTCGTCAGCGTACAATTGTCCATCATCATCCATATTGGTCAACGCCAAATTTGTCGGCATTATATAGGATGAACTGGTTAAATACTTAAATGCTTGTGGTACACCATACATGTTACAGTCCAATAACGAACCCAGTAATACTATATCATTGGCAAACAATATTGTTTTTTTACCATTACTATTTCTCCACTCACATGGTTTAAGATAATAGACATATTGCTGTTTCATTGTCTGTGTCTCATGAACAATTCCACCATTACCTGAATACCCACTATTTTTACCACCAAAAATCGTATATCTTAACTTACCGCTTGCCTTATGACATTTTTGTTTTTTACCATTAGCTTTGGTACAACCATTTGAGGTCGTAACCTTGTTTATCATATTACCCTTGTAAGCGTAAGACAAGGCACATTGTTGGACATAAAACCTTGATTTTTTAAACACGCTTGTGTCATCAGAACAAGCCTTAATTTTTTGTTTAATGTTAATAAGTCCGAAAAGCAAATTTCTTTTTTTCCTTATAAACCTCATCCACCTTGGCATATAGATGACACCGTTAACCCAATCATTATAAAAATCAAAATTAATGACTTTATACTCTTGTGCCAACGCCATCTCAATACAAGAAATAAGGTAATCTGTCTTGATGGTCAAACAAATATTATCACCCCCATCATTGTTAACCGTATCTGTAGAGTGCTCATCAAACAATTTGGGGTCATTGTCCTCACCCCCATTCGTGAGGTTTTCTAATGTTTGTTTTAAAACATTTAATTGATAATCCCCCTTTTTTCCTTTAACATTAATGTCTTTTATGAGAGGTTTCTTTACCGGCGCAAAGTACCAATTTTCCAAATCAGGACACAAACCGTCAGCAATTGTTATATATCTATATTTTTTCAAACTTTGGGAATCAAACTTACCGGCAATTAAAGGTAACCTGGAAATTGCGGTAAGAATATTTAACAAAACATTAGTGACATTGTTAATGACATAAACAATCCTGATGTAAGATTTAATCAACGCACACAAAATAGTGAACATCAAAGGCAATTTAATCCTGATGTTGTTATATGGCATTGGATTATTGTTACCGTATATGTTACAATGCTTAATACCTGTGAATCTTTCGGTTCTGACATTCCTGCTTTTTTGAAACCTTGGTATGTATGATTTAACTGTGTAGACATTGTTCCACATCAAGTCCCTGAAAGAATCCTCTTTGGTATTTGTACCAAACTCATAGTCATATTCCTCATGCATCGCACTATTTCCACTGAAACTCTGTGGATTGTGTGGTACAAGCACTTTCGCCCTAAAATAATTGTCGGTGTTTATCTCATTGTCTTGCATTGAGATTCTAAATCTCACCCTTGTCCTTGTCGGTATTCCCTTGTCAGGGTCATCCGTGGGAACCATATTACCATATTCATCCGTCATCATATAATCCAAATTCATTGGAATCTGATAACACCACACACCGTTTCCGTCAATTAATTGCGTTCCTTTAATTTGAAACTCCTCAACATCACCACCAGGTGTTTTCCTAATCATTTCTATAGTACCCTCACCTGTGGTTAACTCATCCATGGCACCCATTTGATTTGTGGGAACACATTTTTTACTTATACCGTTAGATGAGTTATCTGCGACAACCGAACCGATAAACACACATGTAGGTTCAAACTTAAAAGCCACATTTATATCAGCCCTTGTGATACCGATGCTCTCACCATTTTCCGTATTCCCCCAAAAAGGAATAACATTAACCGCTTGGTTTTGTGAGAATATCTGGCTTAAACTATCCAAATTAGTACTAGTCTTAAATTGGTTCGGATTTTCGAATTGCTCAATGGTATAACCCTTGTAAACAAAATCCCTTGGTCTCTGTGACAACATGCCGCAATCAGATAAGTCCAAGTCCATATGTATGGTCTGATTACCGACAGGCACACCCATTATAATATAATCACCTGAACTGTTTGTCCTTGTCGTATAAACATAATATTTATCAAAAACCTCAATAAGAACATCATTGTCAAGTAAATAAGTTTTGTTAGGAAAAGAACCGACAACTTGGTGACAGTTGTCAACATTGTTATCAGGCAACAAATTATATCTCACACCATCACCGTTTTTTGACGATGTGCTTGTATACGGATAAACAGTGTTCACCATTTCACTGCTTTCGAAATCACCCTCAATGAAAACACTTATCTTGGCGTTTGGAATACCGAAACTCTCATTGGCCAAAACCCTACCTGCGATAACCCCATAGTTTGAACTATGAAGTTTGTACATGTCAGATGACTTTAATTTCAAAGATAATATTTCAAATGAATCATATGTCTGGTCTAAATTAACCGAGACATATGAATCACCATTAACATTTGTCCTAATCCTTAAACTTTTATTGTTGTCACTCATTTTCTAAGCCTGTCTTAATGTCAAATTCTTGATTTTTATTGTCTTTTTTTTTCCAAATAACGCGGTTCCTAAAACATGTAAAACCATTATGGGTAAAATTGGAACAATTAAAATATATAACCAAATCTTTTTGAAAAACTCACCTATTTTAAATTTTAACATCGTGGGTTTTGAGACCGGTATGTTATGCCCATATTTTTTATGAAGATAATCTATCTGTTTATTAACCTTACACGCACACGCCATAATTATATTGTTTTACATCTTACTTGTATGTCTTTCTCAGGCTGTCTTATTTCGAGTAATGAGTCATTATCAGCAAGAACCATATAATCACTTGCGTCCAAATCAAGTTCAATCGCTTTCGCTGTGCTGTCCGCACTGTATGACATTGACTCACCCTTGGTTTCCTGTTTTGTCATTGTCTTGGAATAACCACCTGAATAAACATTATATATCCTTATGTCAATCAAGTTAAGAACACCATCAACTGACGAAATCGCCCTCTTAATGTCCCCAACGAACATATCATCACCCATATTGTGTTTGTTGATGTCCATATAGTCAGTTATTGTGGAAATTATACCGGCCATAACATCAGCCTTGTTGTAGTTCCTGTCAACAAAAACATCAACCTCAAAAGACAAGTTAATTATCCTTCCTGACTTGATTTCAACATAGTCGTTTATTGTCCTATACTCAGCCAAATAATCCCTTATGTTCTCAACCAATGCGGTCGGAAGTGTGTCATCCAATTTTCCGTTGTTGTTCAAACCAAGCAAGTTCAACATTATCTTGTTGTTTTCCTCACTTGCGCTGACCCTGAAAGGCGTACCATATTTCGGTGGCATCTGTAACACCCTACTCACATAATCCTTCACCGTAACACATCTGTTTTGCGCGCCACTGTTGTATTTAATCAAATATTTCAACTCCTCAGGCGTGGGCATATCCTTACCTGATACTGACGGTGTGGTACTCTTTACCTTGATACTCTGTCTCACAGCATCAGATATCGCCCTCTCACTACCACCAATCTCACTGTTCAAATAACCGATATTATTAATGGCACCTGCCGCAACATTACTCACTTTTCCACCACCAACTCTATAAAGAACAAAAATCGTTGAGTTTTCCCTTGGCAAATACCCCAAAGAGTCGTTTCTGATTATTCTTGAAATCTGAAATTTGGAAAATGGCTTCGCATCAGACAAATCAACGGAATCAGATGTACTGTCCAATCCTGAACCGAAAGTTATTTTCAAATAACCCTTGTCAGTAAACTCAGTGATGAATTTGTTATGTATGTTTTTCCATTCTCCCCTGACAATTGAATATGTCGGAACACAATTATTGTTTGCATCAACATATCCGTAAAGATACGGCTCACCACCGTTTTTCTCTTCGTTCACACCCCAAATCTTCTGTTGGGCTAATGACTCAACCTCAAAAAACCTCTTTGTACCACAATCATTACCGTTCTTATCCTTAATATCCTCATTGTTGGAATAAAATTCACCATAAGACGGATTCGAATATAGGTTAATACCGTCCTTAACCACAATGGACTCCACATTCATGACATTGGTGTCAGGCAACACGATTTCCATAAACGGTTTAATATCACTTGCGACCACCGCTTTCTTGTAAATCCTTGTCTCACCTGCGACAACAACAGCCAATTTACCAATCTTATAGCCAACAACAATGTTGTTTGAGTCAAGCCTTGGTGTTATTGTTCTGTCTGAATTACCATTATTGTCAAACTGTTTACCAAAATCAACATCATCCAACAACTCAAATGTCTGTGAACCAGCGTTCAGTTTCGTTCCCCTTCTTATAATCGGCGCATATTGCCAATCAGGACCGATATCACCTTTAGGTGGTAACAGGCAAGTGAACTCAACCTCAGCCATTGACCCTTTTCTACCAGGAACCTTAAACCCATTGTTTCTTGCCAATGAATACAATGAACCCCTCTCAGCGGCGGTGTCAATGTTGGTTTCCTGATATACCCTATCAATGTGATAACTCAAATTGTCAGCAATATCAGCGTTCATGTCCACAAGCCATGACCCCACAGAAGCGTCATTCCCCAAATCAAAATCCAAATCAGGATAATATTTCTTTGAGAACTCTATCAAAGCGTTCCTGTAATCATTATAATCCCTGTTTAAATAACTTATACCTTTTGTTTGTGTAGCCATATATTATATGTTAATTTTTACTCCAACACTTGTTGATTCAAGTTTATTTCCTTTCTTGATACCATATTTCACAATAATAATCATACTATGCTCATCATTCTCATCTTTACTGAAACTGATGTCATTAAAAAGCACACCATTAACGTATTTGCCAATGTCCTCAGTCAATGATTTTTTAAGTGACTCAAATGTCATGTCGTCACTCGGTGAAAATATGTACTTTATCAAATCAGTTCCGAAATCAGGATTTCTTAATCTCTGCCCTTTGGGTGTGAACAACACATGCAAAACCTCTGACTTAACCCTGTCTGTCATGTTCTTGTCCAAATCCAAAAATACCTCCTCATCATTGTTGGATGAGAACGGATATGTAATACCAAATTTTTTCGTCAACATATTTTTTCGTTTAACAATAAATAGTTTAACTGATATTTTTCCTTAAAAATAATATAAGGTTTTTAAAAGAAAAAGTGAAGAAAAATACATGCTAATTTTGGTTTTTACTTAGTCATATACTATTTAATAGTATATAACTGTCCTCATTGTAAAATTAGATACAGTCATTTAAAATAAAGGTTTGAGTAAAAAAACATATGAAATATCTACATGAATTTGATACAATCAATAACTACAATGAAATGAGATTTGGTGAGGAATATGAGGAACCATGGGTTAGTCTTACCAATGAAAACAGTAAGGTTAATTATAATATAACTGAGGAAGAACGGGAAAAAGAAAGAGAAGAATTGTTAAATACACCACTTACCTTCACAATAACCAATGCCGGTAATATTATTTGGAAACAAGGAAAATCAGGAAACACGAAAAATGTTATAGAATATTCAAAAAACAAAGGGGTGTGGACACCAATAACAGCAAACACCGACAATATCACAACAAGTGAGATTTCAGTTGTACCTGGTGATATAATACAATTTAGGGGTAACAATAATACATATTCCGCATCGGTAAATGATTTTGACACTTTTAGTGGAAGTACCGCACAGTTCAAAATCAAAGGTAATATAATGTCATTAATTGACAGTACAAATTTTAGTGGAACAACTACATTAGAAATCGACAACACATTTAGTCAAATTTTTAGAAACTGTACCGGTTTAACAAGTGCAAGTCAATTATTATTACCTGCAACCACATTAACTAAAGCTTGTTACTACGGAATGTTTCGATATTGTACTAATTTAATAACAGCACCTGAGTTACCTGCAACAATATTAACTGAGCGTTGTTATGAGTATATGTTTCAAGGTTGCACTAAACTTAATTACATTAAGTGTCTTGCAACTAATATATCAGCAGGTTATTGTACATATAACTGGGTAAGTGGTGTGGCATCATCAGGTACATTTGTCAAGGCGGCATCTATAACATCTTGGTCAACAGGCGTAGATGGTATCCCAACAGGTTGGACAAGGATTAATGCTTAACATATATAAAAAGAGAGGTAATCACTTACCTCTCTTTTCTGTTAAATAACAACCATACTATTTAGAATTTCCTTTTGTTCCATTCCTCAGCGTCCTGTGTGATTTTTTTTGCCCACTCATACAGCTCAACCTTAGGGTCATAGTTACTATTCACCATACTGTTTTTCTTAACCAAAGACAACTCCTTGGCAATATTGAAAGCCGCATCGTACAATTTACCTAACTCCTCATGTAATTTCGTGTTCAAAGCATAAGCCTCTTCATCTGTATATGGGTAACCTTCTTTTAGTACTTTCTTCACACTTTCGCCAATAATGTTTCTTAATTGTTTCTCATTAATCTTAATTTCAGCCATAATATAATATTTTCTTTATAAATAGTCTGAAAACAAGAAAAATTATATTCTTGTTCCTTCTACCAAATCAAAATCAACTAAATATCTTCTTATATCAAAATCATTGATGTCATCAATCGTAACATATACCATTTTAATATTATGTTCTTCACATAATTTCTTTTTCAATTTGTCCCTTTTTTGTAATAATTTAAATTGTTTTTGAGCATCTTCTTTCCCTTTACCTGAAAAATCAACCGGTACGAAATGTTGACCACCTTGGCATTCGATTGCAATATTATAATCCGGAAGAAAAAAGTCCAGTCTTAATTTACCTTTATATTTTAACCAATCAAACATTTTTTGTTCAACAA